ATGATGATGCATTAATTAAAATGGCGGGTATTGTACAACGTGCTATGAATAGTAAAATAGCAGACGGTGATGAATTACTTTCTGAGGAAGATAAAGAAATGTTATTCAGTTCATTACAAGAATTAGATAAAAAAACAGAAAAAGCAATAATAGAGGATGCCTAGCCAGCTTGATTTTAGTACACAATTAGGTAATAGTATAAATAACGGTTCAAATGATAGTATCTCATTTGGTGGGTTTATTGCTGTAAGGGTAACAGATGTAAATATTTTACCTAATAAAAATAAACAATCCATATTCCAAGTAGCAGGACCTGGTAATGACTCTAAAAAATATAATAATTTAGGGTGTATAAGATTTCAAATGATAAATCAAACTACACCTATTCAAGATATTAGTAGTGGTAACATAGCTTATCCATTAAATCAAAATTTAAGAACATTACCCTTAATAAATGAAATTGTTTTAGTAATAGCCGCTCCTAGTAGTAAAAAATACTCTGATGGGGATTCTAATGCATTAAAATATTACTATACTAGTGCTATTCCTGTTTTTAATAGTACATCTGTAAATGCATTACCTTCTCTACAATCTGGAGGTACTGAAATTGCTATTAGTAATACTAATGAAGAAATAGCAGCAGGTATTCCTAATTCAGATAATAATGTAAAACCTGAAGTTAAGCTAGGTGATAATTTTAAAGATAGGGGAAATATACAGAATTTATATCCACAAGAAGGAGATATTATATTTGAAGGAAGATTTGGGCAATCCATAAGATTTGGTTCAACAAGTAAAATAAATGGAGATTTTTCAGAATTTCCAGTTAATCCTCAAAATCCCTGGAGTAAAAATGGAGAAGATGGAGAACCTATTGTTATATTAAGAAATGGACAAAAAAAATCACCTATTGATTTTGATCAATGGGAACCCTTATTTGAAGATATAAACTCTGATGCATCATCTATTTATATGACTTCTACCCAAAACGTACCCTTGCAAATTGCCTATTCTAATTTAAAATCGTATGGTATAGATGTAACTCCCCCGGAAGATACTACTGCCGAATTTGAAAAAATAGGTAAAAATTTAGGAGATAAATTTACTTCAAGTAAAGAATCTGATGATATAAGTAATGCCAGAGATTCAATAAATAGAGAACCAAAATTATCTAGTGATGATAGAGTTAATAATTGAAATATATAACCAACTAATTGATTTATATCAATATTTTTTTGGTATACCGGAGGGTATAACTTATGCTTTATTTGGATCTAGAAAAAGAAAAAGGGCTAAAAAGAAACTTCAAAAGGTACAAAGAGATGTAGATAGAAAGGTAAATCAATCTATAGGTAATATAGGTTCTGGGCCCGATGGTAGTACTGAATCCACAGAATTTGTCGGTGGTGAAGTAAAAGTAGGAGAAGATGTACCTGATGTTCCTTTTATACCCAGTTTTCCATATACTGGAAGGCAAATTATATTAAATTCTGGAAGAGTACACCTTAATGCGGCAGATGATTTTGTTTTAATTAATTCAAAAAAATCTATATCATTAGCAGCAGCAGGTAGTGTAAACCTAGATACAGAAGGTTCATTTATAGTTAATGCAGAAAAAGTAAAACTAGGAATAGGAGAAAATTCTAACCATCCTATAGCAAAAGGTGATGCTGTAGAGGCAACTTTCTTCTCCATAACCCAACAATTGGCCCTAGCTTCAGCTTCATTAGCTAATGCTCAGGATTCTGTAGGAGGAGATATTGTAGCTTGTAAGGCTGTAGCCGAAAATTTTAGAGTTATAATTCAACAAGTAAATCAAAATCTAGAACTTATTAGTTCAACTAAAAATTTTACTCAATAATGGGATCAGCAGTAGGAGCATTACCAAAAATTATTACTGATGCAAAGAATACTACAGGTAAATTTGTAGTAAAACTTCAGGGTATTAATAATAATATTATATATGGTAAAAAAACTATTGATGCCTTTGAATTAGCTACAGCCAATAAGGATAATCCTAAGGATAGAAAAAAACTTCTAAATAATTCTAATTTTCTAAAGGACCCTAGTATAAATTCATTAACATCTGTAATACGAACACTTAATGGTTTTGAAATATGTAATCCTGCATCATTTGCCTTATCTCAAGCATTCCCTTCGGGTAGTGAAGGTGCAGATGTTTTTAATAGATTTCAAGGAAAAGTAAGAGAAATATTTGAAGAATTTAGAAATTTCTCTTTAGCACCCGGAGTAGGTGAAGTAACTGGTGCTACAACAGATACTGCTGTAAAATTTGAAAATAATCAGGGCTTTTCTGTAAATTTACCTCCTCTTAAAAATAATTCTCCCTATCCTATTAGTGAAGGTACTATTCTTACTTTAAAAAGTAATGACCCCAGAGTAAAAGCTAGTATGAGAGCTTCAGTTGTAACATTTGAGGGAAATGTTTTTGATGTTAAAGTAAATAGTGCTTCCACTCAAACACCCCCTAAAGATCCTGATACAAAAGAAGATTTTACCACTAATAAATTTGATGTTGATTTTACTAAAACCCAAAATAGTGATGTAGTAGCATTATCTGCAGAATTAGAATCATTATCTGAAATTTTAAGAGAAATAGGCTACCAGGATATTTTAAATGATTTAAATAATATTCCCAGAAATTTCCCTGGTGTGGGTAAAATTAGAGAAAAATTTATAGAAGTTGGTGATTTTTTAAATAAAACAGGTAAATTTGCGGCTCAAGCAGGGGATGAGGCATCCGATGCTTCACAATTTTTAGCGGGAAATCTAACCTCCAGACAAGTATTAGAAGGTTCTAGATTATTTGGAGATCTTTATAGACAATTAGAACCAATAGTAAATTTTCAAAACACATTAGTTACTGGATATAAGGATACAATTGAAGATTTAAACTCTGTACTTAGAAATGCTATACCTTTTGAGGAATTATCTAAATTTGTCCAATTTGTTACAAATTTTGCTAGGGTAATACAAGGAGTTGTTAGTATGTTAATTGCCCTATTAAAAACTATTCAAGGTATAATTAAAATTTTAACTACTATATTAAAAGTATTTAAAGTAGTAATTAAAGTAATAAAAGTAGCTATAATAGGTTTACCATCTTTATTCACTACAGTAGGTATTATACAAACTATATCCGATAAAGTATCTTTAGCTGAGGGAGCTTTAGATATAGCTATACTATTTTTAGAAATAATAGATAATTTTGTATCAGCAATAATACTTCAATTAACTATTACTAAACAAGCATTACAAATTCTTATAGATGAAGGAGCAAAATTTGCTGCTAAATTAGGTAGTTGTGCATCATTAAAGGGAAATGGGATGGAACCCGCAATGGCGGGTATGGTTAGTGCCTTAAGAGATTCTCTTAGGGGATTAACGGGTGCTGGTATAGGTGAAGATTATTATCCCGATGATCCTAATGCACCTGGCAGAGGATTACAAAGCGATAAACTTCCGGATGGTGTAGGTTCATTTGTAAGGTTACCTAATGGAGAAATAATGTTTGTAAATGATTCCATAATAGGATTTGATGCAGATGGTAATTTAATATTTTATGGTAATTTAACTTCATTATCAACTGGAGTAAATTTTAACGATACATTAGGACAAGATTTTAGAAATAGAAATTTAAAATATTATACTTTTGATAAATTTAGAAATTCACAAGCTGATATGCTTAATGAAGGAGATAGAATTGCTAATGAAAGAAATAATAGAATAAAAGAAATAGACCCAACTGATAGATTTGGAAATTTTGCAGAAATATATAAAGGATATACTATAAAAATTCAAGAAGAAATAGAAGATAATGTAAATGCCCAAACCGCTACAAGAAGAAGAGGTATAGCTTTTGATAGTGTAGAAAAAATAGTAGTATCTAGTGACCTAACATTCTCTAATGATTTATCTCAAATAGTAAATGAAGTTAAATTTTTAATTGATAGAGCTATAAATGAAGGAATAATAGGAATTAATACATCAGATACTCAAGCTAATGAACCCTCAGATGACGATGTTATAGATGTAGTTGAAAGTATAGGAGGAGATAAGGTAGCTGTATCTAATTTAAGAGCGGAAAAAAATAATAAAATTGCTGCCAATATTACTTCAAAACAGGGAAATCCTACTAAATCTAGAATAGGTAATCAACCTCTTCAATCTAATGCCAATCAAAATATTACATCTAGAGGTAAAACCGATGGTGGATCACCTACACAACCTATTAGTACTACTAGTATAGGCCAAACAGGATTAGATGAATTTATAAAAGAAACTCCTTCATTAAATAATTTAGCCAATAATTTAGGTACTATAAATAGAGCTACTACGGGTCAATTATCTAATATTTTAAAACAGCCTGGAATAGAAAATATGACGGAAGAAGAATTAATTGAAAAAGTAAAGGGTGATATACTAAGTGGACTAGATCCAAACCCAGAAAAAATTGAAGAGGTAAAAGCCAAAACACAACAATGGTATCAGGGAATAAGAGCCAGAGCATCAGCCGATTTCCAACAATTAAAAATTGCAGCTGTAATGACGAAAAAACCTGATCCATTATTTGAACCATATGTAACTAAAATTGAATTAAAAGAAATTCCTAAATGGATTAAATTGCTTAGAAGAAAAAAATATACTCAGGCAGAAATAGATGCTGGTTTAACGGGAGAAGGAATAAGGGATAAATATGAAATCAAGGTTAATGATGATGGAAAAATAGATATTAGGAAAAAACTGGCATTTAAAGAAGGTAATTTTAACAGTAAAAAAAGAGGATAGGGAATAAAAAATACATTAAATAAATATTTATAATCATGAAATTAGAAGCTTTTAGAAAAATAATTAGAGAAGAGGTAAGAGCTGTAATTAAAGAAGAACTTTCATTAATTATGCAAACTCCCATAACTGAAACTAAAACAGTAAAAAAGCCGGTTGTAGAAGTAAAAAATAAAAAATCTATATTATCCGATATTATAGAGGATCCGATACCTCAAAAACAACAAACTAAACCTTTATTTGAAGGAGTAGGAGCACTTTCGGATGTATTAAACCAAACCCATGCAGAAGGAGGTTGGAGAAATATGGGTAGTATGACAGCTAAGGATGCAGTTTCATATCAAGGTGGAATGCCCGGGCAAGAAACTAAAGTAGTAGATTCAGTTAATGATATGGTAGCGGGACAAAAAACTTCAGATATCAATCAAGTAAGTATTGATTCTGTACCAGATTTTTCTGGATTAATGAGTAATTTAAAAGATAAAGGTAAATTATAATGGCTGATTATCTGTTTAGAAATATAGATATTTTAGATACTAAACCAAGTACGGGGGTAGGTATAAAAATACCTTTTGATGGTGCTACAGGTATTAATACTACATTTACTACTAAAGATGCCATAAAATCTAATTTATTAAATTTTCTTTTAACAGGTAAAAGAGAAAGAGTACTAAATCCCGGTTTTGGTTCAGGATTAAGAGAATTAATGTTTCAACCCTTAACTGATATTCTTAAAGGACAAATGGAAGATTTAGTTATAACTGGAGTTAGTCAATTTTTTCCTAATGTTAGAATTAATAATCTAAGTGTTGATTTGGATCCCAACAATTCTAGCACAGTTTTAAGTATAAACTATTCTGTTATCAATACTAATATTGATGATGATATTCAAATAAATATAAATAATGGCGGAGTCTAAACAGGTACAGTATTTAAATAAAGATTTTGATGGATTTAAGCAAAGATTGTTACAATTTGCTGAAATTTATTATCCAAACACTTATAATGATTTTTCTGAAAATTCGGCAGGGCTTATGTTAGTAGAGATGGCTTCTTATGTAGGTGATGTACTTTCATTTTATGCCGATAACCAAATCCAAGAAAATTTTGTAGAGTTTGCAACACAGAAAAAAAATCTATTATCCCTAGCTTATAATAATGGATATTTTCCCCAAGTTACTAATGCTTCAACGGTTGATATAGAAGTATTCCAATTAATTCCTTCCACCATAACCAGTGGATTAGTAGAACCAGATTTTAATTATTCACTAATAGTACAGGAGGGAGCTCAACTAGAAGGTTCAGGGGTATCTTTTTATATAGAAGATAAAATAGATTTTTCTGTATCTAGTAGTTCGGATCCCACGGACATATCTGTTTATTCCGTAGATTCAAATGATAATCCTAATTTTTATTTATTAAAAAAGACTAAAAGAGCAGTATCTGGGGAATTTAGACAAGCTACTTTTGATTTTGGGGCTCCCCAAAAATTTCCTACAATTGAAATAGAAGATACTAATATTATAAAAGTTACCCAAGTAAATGATAGTAATGATCAACTGTATTATCAAGTACCTTTTTTAGCACAAGAAACTATTTTTGATCCCCAACAAAATATAGCTCAAAACGATCCTAATTTTTCCCAATATAATGATACTACTCCATTTTTATTAAAAATTAGAAAAGTACCTTATAGATATATAGCTAGATATAAAACAGATAATAAATTACAATTACAATTTGGTTCAGGAATATCATCAGGCCCTGATGAAGAAATAATCCCAAATCCGGATAATGTAGGCTTGGGGCTACCTTATGGAGTAGATAAATTAACTACTGCTTTTGATCCTTCCAACTTTTTATTTACTAAAGCTTATGGGGTGGCACCATCCGATACAACTTTAACTGTAAATTATTTAGTGGGAGGTGGAGCATCATCTAATGTACCAGCTAATACTATCACTACTTTAGATTCTGGTAGTTTATCATTTTTTGGTGCTAATTTAGATTCTACATTACAAGATACAGTGACAGATTCTTTAGCATTTAATAACCCATCTCCCGCTATAGGAGGTGGAGATGGAGATTCTAATGAAGACATTAGATTAAATACTATTGCCCAATATCCAACTCAATTAAGAACAGTAACTAAAGATGATTATATAATAAGATCCCTATCTTTACCATCTGAGTTTGGAGTAGTATCAAAAGCTTATATAACTCAAGAAAATGAACAAATAACTGATAAACTTCCCGTTTATGATGAACATAATACTAATGCTTTATGTTTACATATTTTATCAAAAGATCTAGAAGGTAAATTAGCCAATTGTGATCCTGCTTTAAAACAAAACTTAAAAACTTATTTAGCGGAATATAGAATGCTAACGGATTCTGTTCATATAAAAGATGCTTTTATTATCAATATAGGTATTAATTTTGATGTAATTTTATTACCTAATTATAATAATAGTTTAGTATTAAATAATATTATAACAGGATTAACAGAATTTTTTGATACTGATAAAATGCAAATTAATAAACCTATTGTAATTAACAATGTTAGAAATGTAATTGATCAAATAGATGGAGTTCAAACAGTTAAAAAACTAGAAATAGTAAATAAAGTAGGAGAAAGTGGGGGATATTCTCAATTTGCCTATGATATCAAAGGAGCCACTATAGATGAAATATTATATCCATGTTTAGATCCATCTATTTTTGAAGTAAAATTTCCATTGACTGATATACAAGGTAAAGTAGTAACAAACTAAAAAAATGGCAGTATATAAATTATTTTCCGAAAAAGACACTACTATATTATCCCAATACCCAGCTCAAAATACGGGTAGGGATGAAATATTAGATATTTCTAATTATAATGGTTTAAATATAAATTCATCCGCTGCTGGAGATCTACCAGCTGTGGCTCGTTCTTTAGTACAATTTAAACAAAGTACAATAGATGATATAATTAATGATACCATAGGTTCTTCAAACTATCAGGCTAATTTAAAATTATTTTTAGCTAATGCAGAAAATGCTCCATTAAATTATGAAATATATGCATATCCAGTATCTGGAGCATGGGATATGGGTACAGGAAGAACAAGTGATAGCCCCAAAACTGAAGATGGTTGTTGTTGGGGATTTAGAGGAGCATCAGGTTCTAATGCCTGGACTGCTAGTGCTTTTACTAATTTTGTAACCGCTTCATATAATGTAGCAGTAGGTGGAGGAAATTGGTATACTGGTTCAACTACAGTAAATCCCGAAGCATCACAATCATTTACATATACTAGTGATAAAGATATATCTTTGAATGTAACTAATACTATTAAGTTATGGACAGCAGCCAGTTTTTCAAATGATGGGTTTATAGTAAAGTTAGGTGATGAACATGAATTTGTAGATGAGTATATTGAAACACAATATTTTTCTATGGATACTCATACAATATATCCACCTGAATTAGAATTTAAATGGGATGATAGCTCATATGATACACCATTATCACCAGTTACCTCAAGTGATTTTGTAATTGGTTTTACTAATTTAAAAGAAGAATTTGAGGATAGATCAATTTATAAATTTAGAGTAAAGGCAAGAGATAAGTTCCCAGCCAGAGCTTTTCAATCTAGTTCAGTATATTTAAATGCTAAAGCATTAACTTCTTCTTCATATTGGGGGTTAAAAGATATTAAAACGGATCAAATGGTAATAGATTTTGATACCTCATATACAAAAATAAGTGCTGATAGTGGTAGTAATTTTTTTACAGTACATATGAATGGTTTAGAACCCGAAAGATATTATCAATTAATGATTAAAACAATAATTGATGATGAAACACTTATAATTGAAGATAAAGGAAATTATTTTAAAGTAGTTAGATAATGGCAAAACAAGAAGTACAATTTGAAAAAGAAGTATATGGTAAAGTTTCTTACCCTAAAATAGTAAATACTGAATTTTCGGAATTAGTAACAGTAGAGGAAACAGAATTAGTAGGACCAGATCCTATGACTATAGCAGAATTCTTTGATGAATATGATAGATTATTTTTTCAAATTCCTAGAAATGGTATTAATGGTTCTCATGAGGAATTAATTAATAGAAGTTCATCTTATGTGGGTGTTACTGGTCAATCTGCTGAAATACAGGCCTTATTAGATGAAATAAATGATTTAAGAATACAATTACTTACTGCACAGCAAGAAATAGTAAATTTATCCACTAGTGTATAATGGAAGAAATAACGGTAATATCTACTGGATCAGCTAATTTTGTAAATCAAAATTACAATCTAAAGGACGAAAATCTATTTAATAGTTTTTCTTTAAATAGAGATTTTGGTGCACCTCAAGATGTTATAGAATTACATATCTTTGATGAGGGTGGGTTATTACTTACTTCATCTTATGATTATAAAAATTATCAAACACAAGCCACTACAGATCCTTCATCTAGTTTCTTTAGTAAAATATTTTTAGATCCGGATGAGGATATAAAAAATTTAGGATTTGAAGCAGGAACTTTTAATACTACTTACTATCCCTACAGAAATTTATTTTTAAGTAATGAACAAAGAAGATTTTTCATTAAAGAAATATCAGATGATAGAACTGAATTAAGAATAGTAACTAATGAAGTTTCATATGAAGCTTTAAGTACTTCATATTTTAATTATATAAATTCTAAAACTAATAAAAGTTTTTATTCGGATTTTCTTTTAAATTTTGGTGATAATAATACCATTTTAGGAGTAAATACTTTATTAGATACTTCTCTTACTACTGAACCTAGTATTTTTATTAAATTATATGAACCCCTTCCCGATAATTTAGAATTAAAGGATACTCTTTGGGTATCTGAACAAGTTTCGGATCCTTTTACTTTTAAAGTTGATATTAATATTTTACCCGAAGAGGAAGAAGACGAAACTATCCTATTAAGGGGACCTAATACTAATATTGATTTAAATGAAAAAGCTAATATTTCTACAAAATATTTAAATATTAGTGAAATTCTAGATTCTCCTTTAACATCTTCTCTACAACAAATTAAATCAATTTTAGAAGAAAAAAGTGTAAATATTAATATAGATTTTCGTGAATATGAAAATTTTGTACATTTTTCTTCTGCATATAGTAGATTAGAAAATTTTAGAGAAAAACTTATTTTAATAGAAAGATTCCAATCAGATATTAATACATTAAAGGGAGTAGGAGCACTTACAGATAAAACTTATATATCCTCTTCCGAAGCTACTCTACAAAATAATATAGATACTATAATAGAGCAATTTGATGGATATGAATATTTTTTATATTTCACTTCTGGTTCTAAAGCATGGCCTAAATCGGGTTCTAGTATAGCTCCCTATTCTAATTGGGGTACTAATACTCCTTCGGCTTCTATTTGGTATGGTTCTGAAGAAGAGGAAAGTGAATTTTTTGGAGGACAAATACTATCAGCTTCACTTTATGATGATTTAAATAGAAATTACATTTGGAATACTTTACCTGCTTATATTAAGGAAGATTCTCAAAATTCTAACCTAGAATTATTATCCTCTATGTTGGGACAACATTTTGATACTTTATGGACTTATACTAGAGCTATAGGAGATTTAAAAGATAACGATAATAGAATAGATAGAGGTATTTCAAAAGATTTAGTAGCAGATACTTTAAGATCATTAGGTATAAAAATATATACCTCTAATAGAACTAATGAAAATTTATTTCAAGATTTACTAGGACTATCACCATCAGGTTCGGCTACACCTGATACTGGTTCTCAAAGAGTAGAAACATATGTTTCAGTATCTAATGAAGCCAATACTACAGATACTTTAAATAAAGAAGTATATAAAAGAATATATAATAATTTACCTTATTTATTAAAAACTAGAGGTACAAGGCAGGGTTTAAGAGCATTAATAAATTGTTTTGGTATACCCGAAACCATTTTAAAAGTAAATGAATATGGAGGTGATCAAAAGAACGTACCTACAGTAAATCAAGTAGTAGATAAATTTGCTTATTCATTACATACTAATCCTTTAAATTTAACTTCATCCATATCATCTAGTGTTATAAACATTCCATGGTTACCATTTGTAACTAATTTTTCTGATGAATGGCAATCAGTAAATGTTAATTGGAATGTTATAGAAGGTGTTTGGAATGGACCTAAAGCAGCCAGTGCAACCCCTGATACAGTAGAATTTAGATTTAAAACAAATGGAATTCCATCTTCTTCTTATTATAGTCAATCATTATTTCAAATAAGACAAGATTCTGATACTAAATTTGGAGTACAATTATTATATCCTTCCGCCTCTAATGCTTCTTATAATAGCCCAGTTTTAAATGATAGATTTTCAGTTTATGGTGAATTAAGATTTTTCTTATCAGGTTCACAAGGATATGCAAAAACGGAACCTATTTATGCTCCATTCTTCTCTGGTAGTTGGTGGTCATTAAAATTAAATAGAGAAACCAGTAGTGTCTTTATATTTGATAGTGGTTCAAATCAAGATTATACTTTAACTGTAAAAAGTACTGATTATAATGGTAAAGATGGTACATTTATAAAATACCAAGCATCGCAAAGTTTACATATTGATGGAGCAACATCTGCATCTTATAATGGTTCTTGGCATGATTTTAGATACAGTTCAGGAAATTTAGTATTGGACGGACATTTAGGTGGTACTGGAAGTAATAATGTATTATCTCCTAATGGAGTAGTCTTTGATGGTTCTTTCCAGGAAGCAAGAATGTGGTCCACAATATTAAGTGAATCTGTATTCAATCAACATGTGTTAGACCCTAGATCCATTAGATCAAATGAAGTTACTTCATCAATGTTTGATTTAATATTTAGATTACCATTAGGTAATGATCTACAAATATCAGGTTCTTTTGGAGATAATAAAGTAAATTCTGTACATCCCTCAATAACAGGTTCATTTGTACCTACGGCCTCTTTCTTCTTGGGTACTGGTTCCTCTACTGTTTCCTATGGAATAATAACCAATTTTACGGGTTCAAGTTATCAACCAACGGAGTACTTTGCATTAATCGAATCACCTAATTTAGGCGCTTATAATCCCGTAGATGATAAAATAATAAATAAAAAACATAATACCGTTTCAGGTTCAACTTTATCTCCTTATATTTCCATACAGGATTATTCATTCCCTCCTGATCAATATACTTTAGATGTAAACGATGTAGAAGTTGCTATTTCACCCCAAGATAGTATAAATAAGGATATTACGGAACAATTGGGTTATTTCAATATAGATGAATTTATAGGAGATCCCAAATTAGCTCTATCATCATCTTATGATGGTTTGGATCATGTTAAAAAATTCTATTTTGATAAATACTTTAGAAAACAAAACATAACTGATATAGTTCAATTATTATCATATTTTGATAGTTCCCTATTTAAAATGTTAAGAGATTTTGTCCCCGCTAAGGCTGAATTCACAACTGGATTTTTAATAAAATCTCATTTACTAGAAAGAAATAAAACAAAGAGATTTGACCCTACATTTACATTTGTAGATTTTAGTGGTTCATTAACTGTGCCAAGTATTACAGGATCTAATCCTATGGGTCAAAACTTAGATACTAGCTATACAGGAGAAATTATTATACCTTCTAGTTCGGCTAACACTATTACTGCTTCTGGAGTGATTTTTAATTTTACAGATAATAGAGAACCTATAACTGGAGAATTTAGTGGTAGTGAATTTACAGCTTATACACAACCACTTACTAGTACTGTAACAGAAAAAAGTTTATTTAGAGTAGGACCTGATGCTACTACTGCCGCATCTTTTTCATTAATACCATTCAATCCAGAATTAAATAATGTAATTGAACCAAGAAAGTCTAACCAATTTATGGATGTTGACTATTCTACTAATGCCATAACTCCTGTAAATATAGGATTTATAACTAGTAGATCTTTTGGTGACATTACAGAAGAAGATAGCTCATTTTTAGATGCTCCTATTCAAGATAGTAATTACTCTTTACAAAGATATCTAAGACCTAGGTATCTAGGTTCTAAAACTATATCTAAGGAATATAATGTGTATAATGAAGGAGATGAATCATATGGTTCCTCACCATCTATAGATTTAAATTCTTTAAAATTTGCTTATTTTTCAGAAATTGTAGAAACAGGTTCTGCGTTCCCAGAACGAGCAAATGTATATTTAAAATATTTAATTGATGGAAGATCTAATGTGGTAGAATTAACTAGAGAGAATGAATTTATATTTGATATTCAAAATATTTTTAATCAGAAAAAACAATTAGATATAGCCCTAGATAATAATATAGAATTTTCAGAACAAAAATATTTAGATGGCATAAAACCCATTTATGCAGGAGGGTTTAGTTACTTACCCATGCTACAAAACCCAACTGGTAGTAGTACTTTAGTTTACAAATTTACTACTGGATCCATAGAAACTGAAGACCAAGGTGATATTTTACCTTTGCCTGATAGTTTAGAAGGAAATTATGTACAAATAGGTAATTATGAATTAGGAAATATTCAAGTTATTAGTGGTAGTAACTTTGTTTCTATAGCGGGAACACCTTCTATTAATTTGACTAGAAACACACCTGTAAATAGAGATTCTATTTGGTGGGATAATGATTTATTAATAAATGTAGAAGGAGAATTAGAATTTAAATTAACTATACCTAAAAATCCTTCTGCTTCATTTGATGATCTAAGATGGAATCCTTTTAATGGTACATCACCATTACAATCATCTTCTATAGATTTAGGTGAATCAGCTATTATTAAGGCGGTTTACTATGTTAGTAACTCTGCAGTTATACCTAAAAATACAGATTCCACTAATGCATTGCTAGAATATTCCGATTCTGCATTAGGGGGTATGTTCCAAACTTCTGATACTAATCCCTTAATAGGTAGTGCATCATTAGAAATAGGATTACAATCAGCTCAATATTCAGTACCAAAACAAACTTATTATTATCCATCTGATCCTATAGTTAGTATAACAGGTAGTATTACTGATGGTGGAGATGCCAATAATGGAGGGGCATTTTTCTTAAGAAATAATACGGGTTCATTTAATATTTTAACAGCTTCCGTGTCTATGTCAACTCATTTTGGTAATTTCCAACAAACATCTTCTATATATGTTTCTCAATCTGATTCATTCGGTGTAGTAGATGAAGAATTTTTTATTGAAGAAGGAGATATTTTTAGATTTGTAGATAAAAAAGCTGGTTCCGCGGGTACAGGTAGTGGAGTATTTCCAAGAGAATTTGAAAGACAAGTAAAAAGAGTAAATACAGTACTCAGAGATGAAGTAACTAACACTAGAAGAATAACAATTGAATTAGATAAAGACATACCAGCTAGGGCTTGTGAAGATTTTACAACTGCTGCTAATGGTAATAATGCGAGACAAATAAAAAGGTTTGTAATTTTAAAGAAAGTGGAGGATGAAACTAATATAGTTTTAGACTTTCCAAAGCAACCGGGTAAAACATCTTCGGGAATTATATTATCTACTGATGTACCTAAAGTTTTAAAGGATAGAGCAGGTAATATAGTTAAAGAACTAAAATCACAAAACTTGATTTCATAAAAAAGAAAAATACTATATTTATATATAACAAGAATAAACCATGGGATACTTAAATAATATTACAGTTA